GTTTTTAAGCTTCGTTCTGTTACCAATACAGTTTGAAAGATACCATCATTCTCTAGTCTAAGTTCAGCATTTTCTGCTTCTAAAATATTCAGTCTAGCTAATAAAACTTGTGTGGTCTCATTAAATTCTTCGACATAATCTGGTGTGTCATTCATAGTTTGTTTGACATAATTACCAAGCAAAATATAAGTAGCAGTCACCAGCAGTAAAGTTATTAAAGTTGATATTACTAAATTTCTCATTTCTTTCTCCAGTTAAAATTAATTAGTCTCTCCAAGTTCTACCCTCATGCCATCTAGCCCATCTTCTTTGTTTTACATAAAGTTTAATAAGAAAACTCTTATTAGCCTCGACATAGTCAGCAAAGTCTTTTTGCTCCGCTATGGTATTGTAATGTAATTGTTCATCACAATAAGCATTAAACTTTTGCATAAGAAAAATATCTATTCTTCTGGTTTTCATCTTTCCCAACACTTGTAACCAGAACATTTATCGACAGGTTCACCACAGTCTTCGCAATACTCAACCTCTGCTTTGGTTGGTAGGTCTGTTGTTAATTCTTTAACTATATCATCATAAAGTCTTAAAAATATCTCCATCATTTTCTCCTGTTTTTATCATCAACCAACTTAGTTGCTTCCCATACAAAAAAGCCTAACACAAAAAAAAACATAAGGGCAAGTAGTAATTGTAGTAAATCAATCATCAAAGACCTCCCCAACATGATGATACTGCCATGCTCCGTGTTCAAGGAGTTCCCAGTCACTGCCTTTAGTTTTCTCAGCAACTTTTAAGGCCTCTGTAATAGACTTAGCTTGTACTTTTAGTTTGTAGTGTGTTGGTTGTATAGCATGAACGACATAAGTTTTCATAAATCACCTCAGTTTAAAATTCTTTGTACCCAATTCTCAGCGACATCTTCCGCATAGCTTTCGGAATGGTTAAAGCATTCGACCAATCTGATAAGCACAGTCTCACGATAAAGCTCGACAAAAAAGCCATGTCTGTTTTTAAAAACAAAAGCCTCTCGACTATGAGGGCTACCGAATTGAGATATTAAATCACCTGTCATTGTTCTAAGGCACTCAAGATATCATTTATCTCGTTGTTGATACCTTCAAGATAATCTAGGTCAATAGCACAACTAGCGATATAAGAATAATCTTCATCACCTTCGGGTCTTTCTAGCTCTCTATCAATACAATGTCTATTAAAACTTCTAAGCTTCTCAGTTAGTAGTCCTAATGCTCCAGTCTGTAAATCCGTAAGTTTAATATATATTTCAGTTTTAGTCATAATTACCTCCGTTTAACTAAGTGGTAGTTTTGTAATCCCGAAGTAACTACCAACTCCTCCAACAGCAACATGATTATCGGTTTTTATAGTGTCTGTCAGCACTCGCAAATTGTGGCTTTGTTGTTTTAAGTCTGTACAAACCTCCACGCAAATGTGGGAAAATCAGACTATTAAATTACGACTAGGGTAACTTAGGAGTATATGAAAAAATATATAAATATTTGCTTCCTGTTACACCCCAGTCGTAAACTAAAATGGCTAGTGCATGGTGGTTTAGTTCTCATTTACTTTTATCCTTAACCTTACTTCGTCACTCTATATAAAATAGCTCAGACTTCTAGGCTTTTACAAAGGCTCACTCCTAGCCAAACTAATAAAACAAAAACTACCCTTATAGTATCGAATGAGTTAGTTAATTTAAAGGGTAGTCCTCGCTTGTTCTGCCATTTCCTCTAACTGTGCTTCTGAGACAGCATTAGCACAGTGAGTTTCCATAAATCCTATCACAGACCGCACAATGCGATATTCTGTTACAGGCACAGGGTTCTCTAACATCTCTGCTTCCACATGGTTAAACAAATCAGTTAGTAAATCCTCTCGGTCACGAAACACATTCAGTCCTGTTATCACAAAACTAATATGTTCTA